GATCTAATCTGGTTGATGTCAGCATGAATCCTGCCTTTGTGAACATAACCTAACAGTCCATCAATAAAAGTATTTACAGTCTTATCGTACTCTCTAGCTTTCGCAATCATACGTAAACATTTATTCTTATGTGTTTTTAAATAATCTTTCGGTAGTTGTGGCATCTTAGATTTAGGAGTTACTTTGTAATCGTTAATATCTAATTTTTCCAATAGAACTTTAATAGAAGCTGAAGCCCATAAATCTATTTTGACACCAGTTTTATTTTTAATAGCTTGAACAACTTGGTCTCTTCTCTTTGTCAAATGCTTACCAAACGCTGTAGCTTTTTCGACATCTATTTTAACGCCTTTAAATTTCATGTCAACCAGACAAGGAAATAATTTAGTTTCTAATTCAAATATTTGTCTACAAGTTTTCTCTTCTTTACTTCCATCTTCATGAGTTCTTGTGTATAATACTTCATCCAATTTTTTATTAAACAAATTCCATAGCTTTAAAGTTAAGTCTACGTCTTGCTTTGCATAATCTTTAACAATAGATGCAGGCAATTTATGCATGTTAGACATAGGATCTTTCACCATGCCTCCAGACCATTCTAAAGTTTTATTTTGTAAATCATATTTATATTTAGTGTCGTTTAAATAATCTTTAGACAAAGAATCTAGAGAGTATTTAAATCTATTCTCATCAATTACAGATGCTGCAATCATAGTATCAACTAATCTACCTTTCATCATCTTACCAGTGACTGCTCTAATCCAACAGACATCGTACATGGCATTGTGAAATACTTTTGTAATCTTTTCGTTTTGAAATATTCTATCGTTTAAAACTTTCCATATTTGATCTTGATCAATTTTTTCTGGATCTATGTCGGAATGATTTAATGGAAAATAAGCTGTGTCTTTACCGGTTGCAACTGCAACTCCTGTAATGAATCCTTCTCCTCTAACTGCACCTAAACCTTTTGTTTTAAGGCCTGGATCCCAGGTTTCTATATCAACTGCTACTGTATGAACGTCTGTTAAGTCTAAGTCTTCTGGTCTATTACACATTGTAATCCCTTTCTATTATCATTTCTAAGTAATGAATTGCTTTTTGTATGTCTTCTTTCTTCCCCTTCGAGGCATGTCTACAAATATACTTGATTGCATTGCCTTCTGCAAACAGAATCTTATTTTTGTTTATAAACTCTGAGGGTTGGATCTTATAATTTTGGTAGTGTGATCCCGCTACTTGTTTGTCATACGCACTCATATTATCTAACTCCTAATGTAAATTTATCTTTAGATGCTATGCTCCAACAGTCTACTCTGCCTCTGCTGTAAGCAACATATTTTAGCCTTAATTGCGTAAAGTAATCTTCACGTCTTGTCACTGTTAAATCTACAATAACATTGTCAAAGGTTAATCCTTTTACTTTATGTATACTTGCATACTTAACTCTTACTTCTCCATCTAAATCAAAACCCTGTCTTAATATTTTTTCTATATAAAGAATACGATCAGCATCTGTTTTAGTTCTTATTGTTGAGAAGTCGTCATAACCTCTAGTCTCTGGTTTTAAATATTTTTTAACAATTAAATAATCTATTGTGTAATCTTGGTTAACCCATTCCTCAAAACATTTAGGGTCTCCTTTGCCATGCACAATGACTTTACTACCAATGTAAGTCCAAAAATCTTTTATTTGTTTAAGGGACATTGGCGTACCTTTTATAAATTCATGCCATAACTTATGACATCTAAGTTCTTTCTTACTAACATGGGGCTCTGATCCTACGTAAGCATATTCAATTCCATATGTTCTAAAAAAGTTTTTAATTGCAATGTCACTAGGTTTACCTCTGTAGGTAAATAGAAATGTTTCATTAGTATTTTTTATCTTATCTAATAATATATCCAATGCACTTGATTTATTATTTAGACTTGGCAAATAGTGATGAGCACCAATAACACCTTCGGCTGGTTTCCATACACGGTCATAACCATACTTTCTCCAAACCGGTGCAATTATTTTTTTACATATATTATTAATAGTTTTACCACAACGATACCCTTGCTCTAGTTGTTCTGCATTTTTAGATAAAGTGTGAAAGTAATTTGGGTTAGCTCCAGCAAATTCAAATATAGTTTGATCAGCATCCCCTACAAAATAATAATGACCTTCTTTTGTATTGATTGCCATCTTATTTAATGCAGCTAATTGCGGAACGTTACTGTCCTGAGCTTCATCTACAATCAAAGCATCTATCTCCGGGTCTTTTGCTTTGTCAATGAAGTCTTGGATCATATCTTGAAAGTCACAAACATAATTTGTTTCTTTGTAATTGTCATAAATTTCCTTCATGTGGCCAATCATATTTATACTATAAGGGCTGTAAGAAGTTCTTTCACAGTCTCTCCAATGATCTTGAATAGTTTTACCCATACCGTGAGCATCACTTAAGTATTTATAAAATTTATGTTTATCAGCATCAAACTCTGCCGCTGAAACTCTTTGTAATTTAAAAAGAGAATCTATAGCACATAAATTTAAATGATCTTGGTAATCAAATATTTCTTTTCTACCCACTAACCTGCTTTGACAGTAACTATGGATAGTACAAATTTTATACTTTAAAGATTTTTTAGTTAGACCTTTTTCTTTTACTCTTGGTAATTTTAAAATCTCATCTCTAATTTCTTTGGCTGCAACATTAGTATGAGACAATACTACTATCTTTTCATGAGAGAAATTTTCTAATAATTCCAAGTACTTACCAGTAATAAAGGTACTTGTCTTACCGGTCCCAGGAGGGCCTACTATGAATCTAGGTTCTTTCATTTTCTATCTCCTCGTATTCACCTTCAACAATTAAATCTTCTTGTTCTATGTAATGATCTTTTATTGTCCAAGACACACATGATTTGTTATCGTATTTACCCCGATTTTTTACTGCTTTTAATATTCTTTGAACCTTTAAAACTAAATCTACTCTAGGTAAATTAACTTTCTGTCTTTGTAAGTAGTCTTCAAACTTATCTAATTTAAAATCTAGCTCACTAGTTTTTGTATTAAAGTAAGGCATACCATACAAAGCTAATTCTTTTTTATTAGTGTAAGCTTTTACTTCTGTAATGTAATTAGTAAAATGTTTAATAATTTTATTATCTTCTTCTGCTTCACTCACATAGTGTGTAGATTTTTCTCTACCTTCAAACTTTCTTCTCATGATAGTTTCAAAGTCTGCTGCTTTCATTTTAGGAATCCATACAGAAGCTTTACTAATAACTGCATCATAAAATAGTTTCATATTCATTAGAGTTGGCCCATCAACTATAATCTCTTTCTCAGTAGGCTCACCTTGAACTACTGCATTTATTTTAACTATGTACCTGTCACTTCCATATTCAATAATGTCACCAATAGATTGTCTAGCTTCTTCACTAACTGCCTGTTGAACTCCAATCCAACTAAATATATCTGAGATAGCTTTTGTAGAACAACCTATAATTTCTGCAAGTTTTGGTAAACCAAATTTCCTACCTGCTTTTTTACCTGTTGTGCCTTTTGATTTTCTTTTGTCAGCTTCATCATCGTTTGCTGCAATAGCAATGTTATAAATAAATTCATTAATATCTTCTTCACTCCACTCTGTATGTTTAAGTAATGCACCTGCAATTGCTGTACAATAAGCGTCTCTAGAGCCACCAGGAGCATACAAGATACATAATGCGGTAGACAAGGCTACCTTTCTTAAATCACTATTTAAATTACCAGGATACTCATTTAAATTATTATACTTTTCCCACGTTACAGTTTCTGGTGCTTTACTGTGCCGTGATCCAGGTACAATGGTGTAATGTTTTGAATCAGTTCTTATCTCACAAAGTGTTGAACCATGTGGGAATATTTTACAATACTCTTTTAATTCTGTAGGTAATATAAATTGTTTAAATGTAGACTTACCCTTCCAAATAAAATGACTTGTAGGGTTACTGTTACGACCAAATACATTACCAGAATCTTTTATATAATTACCAATAAACCTTTTTACTAAAGGGTTATCAATATCAAAATCTATGTCTTCATCTAATCTTAATGCTATCTCGTGGTTTAAATATTTTTGGTTCCATTCTTCTTTCGTAATTTTAAAATTTGGATTAGACCAATCACTGACAACAGGCTTACCTCTAAGACAGGGTATAATAACCCTTCCTAAATCTATCCATTGGTCATAGGTAACCGGTCCACTATTTTTATTCTCTACCATCATAAATTTTTCCTGGGCGGATCCAGTCTCCCTTTTCCGCCCATTTCCTAGGAACTTATAAATTTATAGTTTTTTTAGGTTCTTGAGTTTCCGGTTTAGCTTCAATCTCACCAGTACCAACTTTCTCTGCGAAATTTTTAGCTATCTCGTACACGCCTTTATCCTGTATAGGACCAACTTGTGATACATCCCATCCAAACCATGTTCCTTTGTCATTTGACATCTGAACAGTCTTTAGAGTGTAAATGTGGCTGTAAGTTGGCGGAGTAAATAATCCGTTCTTACCTTGAAGTTTAATCCCCATCATCATTGAATTCCATTTTCTACTAATTTTTAATTGAGTAGCTTTCATAGATATCAAAGCCGATTGTGGTGAT